TCCTAGGTAATAGTTACGGTTACCGTACCAATCTGTCCCTCGGTTATCAGGTTATTGGGTAAACCCGATAACTGCAAGGGATCGTTCAAACCAACGGGATTCCACCCCCACTGGATCTGTCTGCTTCCGCCGGAGGGTGTACCAAAGGCGTCCACATCCTCGTTTGGCAGATTTAAAGTCTCGGTCTGAATACCTGTCAAACCGGCCTGAATGTATGAATTGTCCCGGCGTGGATTTCTCAAAGCCTGCGGGTCGTAGACCGGATACATACCTAACTGCAACTGGGGTTGGTCCGGCTCCCAGCAGGTATGGCAAACCAGAAGGTTGATGTTCTTGGTCTTGATGACCAGTTTTTTCAACTCTTTTAGTTTGTATCGAAATCCGCATCTGTCGCATTCCGCTATCGCCCACTTGCCAGAGGCAAACTTTGGACCAGCCATCGCTCACCTCAATAAAAGTACTGCCTAGGAGCCAGCCGCAAGGAAGCCTTCTCTCGGTCTTCACTTGAGCCCAGCAGCCATTGTTCTTCGTATGCGGCCTTCAACATATCAATCCTACCCTCAGCCCCGGGTATCTTTAGGGACAGGTAATAGGCCAATCCTGCGGCCATACAGGGCAGCATACGAAAGGGGATGTCCTCGGTGTTAATACCATTTCCGGCGTCTTGAATTCGCCGTAGACGCCAATAAACAAAAGAATAGTAGTTAGACTGGTCTGGAGACGGCCAGACGTTGATGTTTGGTAGGTTCCTAATTGTCACTATTGCGCCGCTAGAGTGCCCGGCAGGGGTGCTGCCATCTACTCCACGGACACAGTTTTGTAGGGTATTCCCTGATATTTCGTTGTATCCGATGGTCTCGTTACCCAGTTTGATGAACCCGATGTAGTTCATGTTTTCCACAGAACTTAGGGTAATTGTGTTGGCAGACGAGTTAATAGTCGTTGTCAGGGTTTTGCCAGTAACGTTTTCTCCACCACTTTGCCTGTCTATCCAAACCTGTATGGGACGACCTTGCGCATTCTTGTTGGGGATCGTGGCATACGTGCTGCTTGAGATCCGGTTGATATTGATGTCCGTCTGATCAATACCGGTCTGAGTTCGAACCACCATATCCATCAGGTCAATCGTATCGTTCTGCAAGGCATAAGTAATCTGACCCTGATTAAGCGGGATAGAGCCCTGCTCGATAGTCCAGAGGTTAATCCCTCGGTTGGCCCATTCAATAGTCAAAAGGTTCATGCTACGGCGAGCCGTACGCATGTCGTATCCAGTACGCAACTCCTGGCCGCAACGCTCAAAGGCTTCCTCAACGATATTGTTGAGGTCCAGATTAAAGGCGGTAGTACCTGTGGTAGCCATTACGTTACTTTCCTGTGTCCTGCGGTTTTAGCAGCGATGCCCTTTGGTTGGGCGACAAACTGCTTTCCTTTGGCTTTTCCGGCTCGCTTGGCTCTAGTAGTGGCGGCATACTCTTGCGACGATAACGCTGAGATGGCGGCGGAAGGGAGGTATCTTTCCCCCGTAGCCTTCGGTCCCTGCGTAGAAGGTTTGCCACTCTTAGTCCGCCATTTCTGGTCGGTCCACGCTTTCAGACTTCGCTGCGGCTTTTTCAAGTTCGACATACCGTTCTCTTTGCCTAATCTGCCTATAGTCGTCTGACGCTACCAAAATCCACCGAAATACATTGCCATCTGTTTTAGCATCGTATGTCGGAAACCTAATCCCGGTACCCACCGCCCGCTTTCTTATACTGCATAGCCAGCATTTGGGCTTTCCGAGCCGACCACTGGCCCGGAGCCCCACCCTTACCGCCAGCCTTAATACGCTCAAACAAAGACTTTCTCATGCCGGGTTTAGTGTAATTACCAGCCTCGTTCACCTTAGACTCACCGCCCTTGGCATACATCTTGACCTTATTCGGATCATCCTTGCGGGTGATCGTCTTAGCCTTTGGCATCTTTGATGGGTTAATGATGCCCATCCCCCGGCTCGGTCTCATCAGCAGTACCCGCCGCCCTTCATAGTCACAGCCTTACCTTTGGTCTTGCCTTTTTTAGCAATACCGTCAGCCTGTTTGTGACCAGCAGCCAAACCACCACCAGCCATCTTCTTGACCTTACCACCATATTTCATGCCTTTGGCTTCAGCCATCTCATGCTTGATCATGGACTTGGGAGCGCCTTTTTTCTTCATAAAGGACACTTCTTTTTTCATCATTGCTTTGGACTCTTTCACGGTACCACCTTCCTTTTTAGTAAATTCACGTCCCACAGACTGGGGAACCCCCACCTTCTTTGCAAACTTTGGGTTGTTAGCCACCGCTTGCATAAACTTTTCTTGCTTGGCTGATACAGCAGGCATCAGACCATCTTCCCACGGGTTTTACCCTTAACGGCACAGCCGTCTGCCCGTTTGGAGGCGGAACTCACCGTACCACCTTTCTTCATACCAACCAAAGACCGCAAACCGCGTTTAACATTTTCAGCCGCTCCCCTATAGGCCCCTTGCATCTTTTCTCCTGCAGCGGCTTGTTTTTCAGCAAAAGTTCTAGACTTGGGAGTTTCTGATTTTGATGCAGACTTTGGAGCGGCCAAATCTGTGGTGTATTTTTTACCCATGTACTCAAACGTCTTGTCACCAGACTTACGAGCCTCAGCAAAAGCCTCTTTGAAGGAAGCCATTTTTGCGGGTTCGGCTTTAGCAGCCTCAGCAGCCTCACGCAAGGGTTTAGCAATCTTTTCGCCTTCGTACTCTACTGCCTCTCGGTCAGCCGCAAGACGTAAATTTTTAGCGTCATCAGACGAATCGTAATCTGACTCGACAGTTTTACCAACGGCATAACGTTTAACCCGTTTCATTTCTTACCCCTTTTGAATAAGCCCATCAATTTTGTTTTCAAGGCGGTTAAACCTTGCATCAATGTGTTCCACCAACTTTGTAATTTCTGCTTGAGTGACGTTATCACGAGCCACCTCCTCACGAGTCTTGTTAAGAAGGATGTTGAGCCTGCTGATTTCTGAAGCCTTTTCATGGCCCATATAGGCAAGAATGCCTATCAGCGTAGTCAACACCATATTCCAAAGCATCATTTCCATCAGACCATCTTCCCTCGGGTCTTGCCACGAATCTCACAACCACCCCCACGAACAGAGCCACCTTCTTTACAGTTCCATGCACGAAGGCTCTTGTTGATGCGAGAGTTTGGATCGTTGGCCGTTTTGGCTGACGTTAATTTCTTTTTCATACCCTTCATCCGGGCACAAAATGAATCTCTACGAGACCCACCTTCAGGCTGTGGGCGCTTTAGTCCGGGTTTGCCGGGGTTAGCAGCGTTGTAAGAAGCACGTCCCTTAGCGTTCAAACCACCGCTTGGGTTCTTGCCTTCTTTACGTTGCCATGCCGGAGTCTTAGCCATTTGCAACCTTATCTTGGACCATGCGGGGGTAGAAGGCTTCCCTACCAAAGTCGCCTGCGTACTCTATGGTTCCCATGTGGCCCAGTTTAATGGTGGGATCTACCCAGACCTCATACCCAATCTCGCGGGCGCGGTCACAGAATAGATAGTCTTCACCAACGTAAGAATTATCCTTGACCATGAAGTCAAAGACCGCCGATAAAGTGCGCTCAGTCTTATCGTCCCAGTAGGACCACTGAGGATTGTTAGCCACCAGATCCTCTAGCACTTTGCGCTTGATCATCATAAAAGCCGTGGCAACCCGCTTGGCTCGTACCAGCCCCATGTTGTTCATAATGACTTTACCGTCATCTTCATCAAGGGTAACTATGTAGGTCTTCTCAACCTTACGAGCACAAGGAATGCCAGCAGCAATCCCAATGTTAGGTTCGGATACCCAAGCCAAAAGCCGGAAAATGTCTTGCGGCTCAAAGTTGATGTCCGCATCAATAAACATTAGTTCCGTTGCGTCAGACTCCAAGAAGTCTGCAACTAAAAGATTACGTGCCCGTGATACCACGGAACACCCACAAATACTTCCTACAGCAGCCTGAATACCATGAGGCGGTGCATCTTGCGCGAACCGCATCAAAGAAATAGCCTGTTTGAGTGAAACTTTGTGGTCGTAAGCAGGTATGCCGAAGAAGATCTTCTTGCCTGCCAACGTGTAACCTTTTTCATTTTGCATGGATCACCCGTAGTAGACGGTTAATGGGACACTATTTTCTAGGAAAACACGTACCCCATTTTGAGCCAAGATACCTTCGCCGGGGATAATATTAAATACGTCGTTGCCGGTTGAAACCGTGCTAATCACAAGCACATCGTTATAAACAGTTGCAACACCAGAAGCATCTCCTGTATTGGCAACCGCTACCGTAAACGTATTTGCATCTACTACCGTCGCAACTTGGTAAAAGTCATCAGTGGGGTTTGTTCCACCAGACCAATCAATAAATGCCCAGTCGCCAACAATCAAACCGTGTCTAGCCGCTGTAACCGTTGCAACAGTAGTTGACCGAGCGTATGTACCCGCGATTGCAAAATTGTCGTATAGCCCAACTGTTCCAGCACTCGATGTTGCAGCGCCAAACTGAAACGCTTTTACACGAGTTCGGAATGGTAGGACTAAGCCCGACGCAATCGCATATTGCGATTTAACGTCATATTGCATACCCATATCATTTCTCCGTTTCCTGTTCGGGGAGATCAAGGCGATCTATCAACGCCGTCATCGTGTCAATCGCCGCTTGGGAAGCAACGGCCACATCATGTGCGTGGTTCCGTTGCTCTTCCATTTTCTTGATCTCCGATTGCAAAAACTCTTTCGTTATCTGCATTAGGCTTCAATTGCATACAAGAAGTACGCAGTACCAGCCGAATCAACGAAACGGATTTTTTGGGTAGCGGTAGTAGACGTACCACCAATCGGGGCAACCATAGCATCTGGCAGGTTAAACAGATTGGTAATTGTTCCTGCACCACTGTTAGTTACACGGATAAACGAAGCATTTCCGGGCAATGTTGCGCCAGCACCAAGGTCAGAATCAACTTGCAGGGCGGCAACCGTGCCACCAACCGTTACGCTGGCTGCGGCACCAAGGGTAACCCGCAGGCCGTTAGCGGCACCAGAGATCGAGCCACCGGTATTAACCGACAGGGAAATATGTCCGCCGTTTACAGTTCCGCCGGTAGCGGCATTAGCGCCGGTAACACGGGTCAGCCAGCGGCCAGTCTCACCTGAGCCAGTGGAAGTAAACGTCAGACGGGAATAGTTCAGACGTACATCGCCAGTCGTATTTGAGGCGGTTACGTAGGAAGAAGATACGTTGGAAGCAGTAGTAACAACGATGGGGTCAGAAGCCGTGCCGCCAATAAAACCGTTATTTGACGCGACTGGGCCCGAAAAAGTGGTCAGTGCCATGATGAACCTTTCGTGTAGTAGCACATCGCCATACCGTCTCTACTAAGTCTGCTAGGTCAGTCGGTAAGGCTAAAAATCCTAGTACCTTGAGAATACAACAAAAGGGGGGTTTTGCAACCCCCCTCCCTTACAGCACCTTATCAGGGCGAGCCTGCGGAGCCGAACACGCCAAGCGGATCCGACCAACCGAAGGAATAACGCTCACGGGCCTTGTAACGGACGTTGCCAGTGTCGAAGTCGCCGTCCATTGATGTTGCCATCGGGGTACGAACGAAATGCTTCAGACCATTGGGAACATCAGTCGTCAGGAACCAAGCATCCGGATCGGTCAAGAAGTGGTTAACGGTGTAACCCTCTGGGATCGAACCATTGCTCTTCAGAGCGTTGATGTCGTTGTCGGCCGTGCCAACACGCAGTTCCGTCTCAAGAATACGAGTCGCAACGAACATGTTTGACGGGGCAACAACCAGTTTGCGCGGCTTTGCAGCAATCAGCAGGCCACGCTCGTCAGTCCATGCGGCGATCTGAATAACGGCGGCCTCAAGGGAGGTCTCCGACAGGTCGGCAGGGGTTGACGGGATGTTGCTGTTGGTGCCACCAGAGACCAGCGGATGCGATGCGCTGAACAGGGGTACGCCATCGCCACCGGTATAGTCGGTATCAAAGCCGTTGTTCAGGATTGCAGCAGCCTTAGTCTGCTTGGTGTATGACATAGCACGAGCCAGAGCCTTGGTATACCGGCTGGACAGGGAGTCATAGAGGTTGTCCTCGATTGCCTCTTCCGTCAGCGAGAAGCCCAGAGCAATGGTTTCGTGGTTATAGCGAGCAGTCCATGCCTCTTGACCGTTGTCATACGCGATGGCAGAACCTTCGTTTTTGACAGGTGCGGCTGAGAAGCCAGACAGTTTGGTTTCTTCTTCGAAGGAACGCTCAGAGGTCTCGGTATCGAAAATCTCTTTATGCTCTTCGCCGTAACGAGCATACTCAAGACCAAACAGGGCGTTCAGTCCAGGGAGCAGTTCCTTCAGTAGTTGTGCGCGTGAAATAGCCATTTATTCGCTCCTTATACGCCAGTAGCGTTGTAATAGCGGTGTACACCAAAGTTCCATTTCACGATCACTTCTGTGTAAGAACCGGGATAACCAGCGATTGCTGTCTCAGGAACAGTGTCGATAATACGAACTGGGAGGGTAGTCGTGGTGTTGGAAGCGTTATTAATCGCTACACCAGAGTTGCCTGTAGTCGTAGAACCGGGGTTCTGAACCAAAGCAGCGTTACGGTTGACATCAGTACGGTTTAAGTAACTGATGGTTGTTGTACCAGTAGCACATACTGCGGCTTTAAACAAAGCATCCGGGTCGTCCTGCACGTATGCAGTCATCGTGGAGTTTGTCAAAGCACCGGGGTAGTACTGACGGAAAGTCAGACCAAGAACCGGGTCAACAAATGTGCAACCAAGGAAAACACCAACTGCAGAGCCAGAGTCCGTGGTGGTTAGTTTCGTCACATTACCATCCGAGTTCAGGTTAACAACGTCACCATAGAAAATGGCGGTGGTTTCACCGGAACCGATGGGGATTTGACGAGTTGCACCAGCAAACACCTGACCGCCGATCAAATTGATCGGTACTAGCCCGTAAGGGCCTGATACGGTGGGATATGCCATTTTAACCTCGTTAAAAGTTATTTACCTTTACCGAACGAAGTCGAAGACCTTTTCTCTCTAAAGAGTGGCATACGACTATCGCTCTCTCTCATAAACGTGTTATCTACGGCTTCCATGTTGTCTCTGGTCTGGCGCTGGTAATAAGCCTTACGCTGTTCCATAAACTCCGTAGGAATCTTGCAGAGTAACAGTCCGGCGATCTCAATGTTGTCCTTAAAACGACTATTGGGATCAGCCAATAATTGGAACTTGGGTTGCTCTTCAATACGAACTGGCTCCCACCCCTCACGGAGTTTTGCCGTTACGTTCTTTGCATCTTGTTGACCCATAGAAGAAACGCGTATCCACCGATAAGCATACCCGGGCTGTTTATCCGGTTCAGGCAGCGCAGAAGCGGGTTGCCATGTCTTAGGACGCTCAGTTTGCTCTCGGGTTTCAAGTTCGCGTGCAAGTTTATTTTCAGCCATTTTGATTCTCCAGTCTCATCTTTTCCTTTGCATACTGCTCAGGAGTTATCCCAAATTTCTTAGCAAGATTAATCTCGCTTTGTTTCAGCACAATCTTTTTGGAGGACGTGCTGCGGGTAGCCGGAGCAACCACAGTGGCGGGTTTTGTTTCGGTGCGCACAACGGGCTTGCCGCCCCCGTTGGTCGTTTTAACTTCTTCGTCCCCCCACTCATAGTCGGGGAACCGCTTACGCATTGTTTCGTCAATGCGCTGCCAGTATTCATCAGTTCCGACATATTGTCTGCCGTACTGCTTCTCAAGTTTTTGATGAAAGCCTAATGCCAATGCTGTCATCTCTTCGTCCGCACCCCACCACGTATTGCGCTCTTGCCACGCAGTCGTTTTAGGGTCAAGACGAGGCACTTGTACTGGCGGTGCCTCATTGCTATTTACCTCAACTTCTTTCTCTTGTAAAGGGGGTGTGTAATCCCGTACCCGTTGGAGTTTGTACGAAACCTCGTTGAGTTTGGCCTGAGCCTCCACCACCTTGTCCACATCACCAGCCTCGTAAGCCTCTTTGTAGGCTTTCTTAGCCATCTCCAACTCTAGTTCGGCAGCGCCCTTGGCTGTGTCGATGAAGTTTTTCTCACCTTCAGTCAGCCTAGTTTTTAGCCGTTTGTTCTCTTCAAAAATCTTCTGGGCCATAGCCAGAGCCTCTTGCTGCTCTCGCAAAGCCGCTTCCTTAGCCCGACGCTCATCGTGCCAGACCTTTTTCATCTGCTTTAGACGAACTTTTACTTTGTCGGAGTATTCCTCCAACTCATCAGCCTCAAGTTCATCAACAACGTGCTTAGGAAGCGGTTCTCTACCCCGATCTTCTTCCGGCGTATCGTCAACCACCTCAATATCGACATCGGGTTTACCCTTAGCCTGTTTCTCTTCTTGCTGCAATGCAGCAACTTCTTTTTCCTGACCTTCGACTTCTACCTCGAAGTCATCCTTCTTTTGTTCTTCAGCCATGTCTATTCCTTACCTGCGAGAGATGCCACGGGGGTCTTCAACTACACCCTCCACGGAATCGTCGTTGATGATCCGAAACTCTTGACCATGAATCTTGAGCCTCGTACCTGCGTGTGGGCGCACGAGAATAAAGTCCCCTTCCTTACACCAAGGGCCGCTGGGAAAGCGTTCCTTGTCCTTATAGCAATCCGGTCCCATCTTCATCACAAAGAGCACCGTTGTGAGGAGTTCTTCATGTTGGATGGTCATGTCGGATTTAAGGATGCCGCTATCGTAGGTTTCCTCAATATTTGGTATCCCACATAGGATTCGATACCCCGAAGGGTCCGGCACCTGCTTGGCTTTGCGCTCCGGAGTATCCGGAATCGTGCTTACTTCACCTTCTTCTGTAGCGATGGCAATTTCACTCATCGTCGTTTTCCATCCTTTCTGCGGTCTCTATGAGAACGTTGTTTGCGATTAACAGGCCACGATAGATCCCACAAGCGTACTTGTAGTCTCCAAAGTCTTTTGCGTGTCCTAAAACCGTATCACTTTCAATCACCTTCATTTCCTCTCGTACCTTTTCTGATAGGTACTTGAGTAAGTCATTACTCATTTATTCTCCTTCTTTTGTGGTTGCGCCTTATCACGGGCGATTTGCGAACCAAGCCGAACTCCCTCTAACTCCATGCGGGCTTCCAACTCAGCACGATCTTTTGCGGTCTTGGCCCCGACTTGCATTCCTGCAATCTCTTTCTGGGACTCAATCCGTTGACGTTCAATATCCAACTGATCTGCTTTTGCCGCAGCGTCAGTTGTTAACTTCTGTTTCTTCAATTCAAGATCTTGGGCCTTGAGTTGAAGTTCTGCCTGCTTCATCTGCACAATCGGATCCTGTGCGACCTGTTGTGCCTGTTCCTGTGCTGCTTGCGCTTGGCTCTTAGCAAGAAGTTTTTGTGCTCCTGCTGCGGCCAGACGTGATAGGTGAATCTCCATCTGTTCAGGAATACGCTCGTCATCTTCTTCATTAAAGGCAGGATAAGGAACACCTAACTGCTCTTCTAACTGACGACGGTATTCAAAGGCTACGTGCTCAGTAATGTGAGCCGCCATAGCCGCCATGATCTGATTAGCCATCGGGTTTTGCCCAACCATCTTGGCAATCTTCGGATCCTGTACCGCTGCCATATGCACAGCGATATGGGCTTCGTGATCTTGATAGGCAAATGCTTTTACGGGTTTTCCATTAAGCACATCCATGTTTTCCGTCACCGGATCACGTGGTTTCATGTCTTCTTTGTTGGGTACTAACTTATTGGCATTCTTAATACCCAGAACTTCTAACATCTGACGATGTAGATATGGCAGGTCATATAACTGCGGTGCGCCTTGGGCTAACTGCATAACCGCCTGATACTGAACCACCTTCTGCGACATAGTTGCCGCGTTGGGATCCGATACCGGTATGACATCCACCTGATCGTAGTCAGACTTCTTAACCCGACGGGAGCCTTCTTCTGGCTCGTAGGAATACTCATCAGGGGTGTAGTCACGAATAATGACCTTAAGGAGCCTAAACTCCTCTTTCATCGCATAGTGAATACGAGCCTGAACGGCCGACATCACCTTTAACGTTCTTTCTAATATCGCCAGTGTGGTACCCACAGGCGACTGGGCTGACATATCAGAAACCTTTAGATCTGCTGCACTAGCGAACCTACGACCTTCTTCAACAATTTGACCCAACAACGTCATTAAAACTTGCGACGGCTCCTTGTACGGGAGCGTCATGATGTTGTCTTTGATGGTGCCGCTAGGTACGTCTACGTCCCTGAACTCCGCTGGCGAAATGGGAGTATCGTCGCCTTTGACTCGTAGTCCCTTGGTTTTAAATCCACCGGGAAGGTTAGACAGCGTACCAGCGTCGACCAGTTGGCGGATAAGAGAAGTGCCTGACTTAGCAAAAGCGCCAATGAGGTGAATGAGGCCGAAGCAATAGAAGCCAAAGCCGGGGATGTAACCGTAGTGAACGAAATGGTTTCGTTTTTGTTTGGTGTCATCATCAGGGTCCCAGTTGCGACGAATCGCTAAGATTGTCTGTGTCTGCTTCTCGATAGTGACAACGTAAGGCAGCGCAATACCCGTCGGCTCCCCATCTTTGTCCTTATCCTCATAGCCGGGCAGGTCCAGGTCAACGTGCATCTCAAGGATCTTGTACCGATCATCGGATGAGGCACGAAAGCCCATCTTCTCAGCAATCTTCTTCTCAACCTCATCAAACGTGTCCTGTGGCTCTGGCAGTTCTATATCTTTCCAAAAGCCCGCTACTTGGAGTTTTCTTAACTCGTTAGGCGTCTTACGCATCACATGCGTCACCCGCTCTGCGGTCTGGATGTTAGAGGCACCGTATGGCACCACGACATCTTCTGCTGGAATAAATACACTAACTTGACGCTCAAAACTTGGGTCGTAATACACCTTCTTAAACGCATTACCCGATAACCCCAGCCCCCACAGCATGCGCTCGTGCTCGGGTCTGTACTCCGTCATCACATCGGTCAACTGATAATTCATGTCATCCTGAACACGCTGGGCAGCGTCTTTTTTCTCAGGAGTCTCACGACCAATAATCTGTGTCTTAACCGGACCCCGTGCAGGAAAGGTTTCCATCATGGTCTCGGCTTGGAACTTCACAAGGGCTTCGCTTAGTAACGGGTGATATACACCACAAGCCCCCGGCCAAGGCTCTGTCCTATCCTCAACCTTCATACCGAGCAACTCAATGCCATCCACGTAGGTCTGCATCCAGTCCTTACGTGAACTTAGATCCTCTTCAAAGTCACCTAGCAGATCCCCTGCCAGTTCAGTCAGTTCACCTTCATCTATCTCTTCGGCAAGGTTGGCGTTAAAGTCATCGCCATTTTCGTCTTTCTCAATCTCTATCTCCAGCCCACCAGCCTTGATACTTACTGACTCAGGATCTTCAATCTCAATCTCAATATCCGGCTCCATCATCGCCAGATCTTCATCCTTAAGCCCCATCGGAGCCTGTCCAAGTGCTTTGTCAATTGCCATGTTTATTTCCTATTTTTTAAAACCGCCATATTTGTTGCCGGTTTATATGTGAAGTCTTTTGCCTCTTTACCTGTACGTTTTACAGCACGATCAATTGCACGCTCTTCGGCTGTCATAGCATTTCGCTTCATACCTTCTGCCGTTAATGTCTTGCCATCTTGAGCCAAGTGTCCACGCTTTTTTAATATTTCAATAGCCAAATCTCGATTACCTACCTGAGCAGCCAATCGGTCTACCAACGAATTACGCCCCATGTGTTGCTGTGTAACCGTCATCAGTAGTACCCCTGAACTCTGCCTCTGAAGTAAGGCTGCTCATCCTCTTCGTCCAGTAACGAACGCACAAATCCACCCTTACGGAAGCGCATCAACGCAAGGGATACCGAGTCAACATAGTCATCATGCTCCCCCGCCGGGAAGGATGCAACCTCCTCAATCACTTCCTCAGCCCAGTGGGTGTTGGGTGCCCAGACTCTACCCGAAGCAAAAAGGTCTGCCACAGCGTTTAGCCGTGCGATCTTGTCGTTGCCCTTACTTGGTGTGAACTCCTGGACCGGGATGCCCATCGACCTTAGTTCATATATCAGCGGAGCCCCGGAAGCCTTCTTCTCGATGATTACCGAGTCCGGCTGGTCCTCCTCCCAAAACTCCAGTGCTTTTTTCTTTAGTGCCGGGAACTCCAAGCGGTCCCGAAAGGCGTTTAGCAGGATGATGTTGGCCTGTTTTGTGCCCGTATCGTCATCTTTGTAAAAGACTCCCCAGTGGGTCAGGGCAGAGTAGTCCGCACGGTTGCTTTTCTCAAAGGCCGTATCCCAAGCCATCAGGGTGAACTCGCAGTGCGGGGCCTCTTCATCCTCCCATACCTGCCACCACTCCCTTTTTACAATCGCAGAGGACTCAGAAGTGGGGTTCTGCTGGTACTGGGCCATCCATTTGCCGTGCGGCAACTCTTTTTGGAGGGCTTCTAACTCGTGACGGGGCCAAAACTGCGGCCATAAGGGCTTACCCGAGGGCAAAATGGCAGGAAACTCAATAACTTCCCACTCTTCACCCGATCTTTGACCTGCCGCCTTGATAACTTGCCCGGTTAGGTCCTTTTTAGACCACCGGGTCATCACAATTATGATCGCTCCCCCCGGCTGGAGACGCTGGCGCGGGCCCGACGTGTACCACTCGTAGGTTTTGTCGTAGATTTCCGGGTTGGTTTCGGCTTGGGCGGCTTCTTGCTCACTGTGGGGGTCGTCGATGATGAGGATGTCTGCACCTTTACCCGTAACAGCGCCTCCAACACCGATAGCAAAGTACTCTCCCCCCTTATTAGTCGCCCACCGGCCAGCAGCCTTAGAGTCTGACTGTAGCGCCACTGCAGGAAAAATCTCTCTATACGTGTCCTGATCGACAAGGTTCCTCACTTTCCGACCAAAACCCACCGCCAACTCAGCCGTATGGGAGGTTTGGATCACTTTTTTGTTAGGGAACTTACCTAGAAACCAAGCCGGGAGCAGGTATGAGGCGAACTCTGACTTAGTGTGCCGGGGTGGCATGTTGATAATGAGCCTTTTTACTTTGCCTTCCGCTACCCGCTCAAAGGCAGCGGCCATCTTGGTGTGGTGTGCCCCATGAATAAACCCGGGCCAGACCTTTTGCACGAAGGCCATGAAGGATTTCTGGGCGTTCTCAGCCGCCTTTCTCTCCTCTAACTCCTCCAGCAACTCATACAGCCGGGCTTTTACACTCGGCGGGAGTTGATCCAGTTGGGACTTATTGGCTAGGAGCGTCTGCAGGTGGTTGCTGCCCATTCCCGCCCTCCTTCTTTAGCCCAAGCATGGCATCTAACTCATCGTCATCCGGTATGACGGCTGGCTCTTTTATCTCCTCAACATCTTCTACGTCGTCTTTAACCGCCTGCTCGACAGGGCCCATGTAGCGTTCCAACAAGGATCCGAGTTCTTTCTCAATCTCGTCGATGGGCTTTTGCTTAATGGTTATCTCGATCTGGTCGGTAAAGAGTTGTACCCCCTTGCGCTTACCCAGCAATTCCAAGGCACGCATCCGAATTTTGGGATCTTCGTTCTCGGTCTCTTCCAGCAACTTGTTCGTTACAAGATTCTGAATTCTGCGGTTGGCTTCAAGGAACTCGTGGTCGTAATGATCCAGCAGTGCCTCAAGTTTAAGGATGGTGCCCGGGGGTGTCTTTGCCGGGGTGAACTTCTCTGTGGCAATGATCTGATGTGCCTTGGCTGAATCTTCTTCGTCGGCTTTTACATCTGCGCCGTTTTGGATCAGGTCCAGAATTGTCTGGCAAGCAGCCTTAGCCCGCTCTCTAAAGCCTTCGGCCTCCTCTGGCGTAACGTCAAAGGGCAGCGGTATTCCAACTTCAGGTGTTATGACAATGGGCATGTAAGGGGCGGTTTGTGGCTCCAGTTGCCCGGAAAGTAGCATGTATTTTTATTTTGTCAAGAGTAAAGGTGGGAGGCAGATTTGGCGGGTCAACTCAGACCGAGTGGAAAGCAGGAAAAACCTCGGTGTGCCGCATCCTCTGATGCCTGCTTAACCCTCCCTGAAAAAAGTGCGGGGTCAGAGACTTGGAGTCCGAAAATACTGGAGTTGGGGCCTCCCCCCGCTGCAAGCGTTACACGCCACCTCTTGCTGGGCGTCATGAACCAACAAAGTCAGCGGGAAACCCCGCCAAAAAATTATATACCCCCCGGGGGTATGGGACCCATTGGAAAAGACAAGGGGGGTGTTTTCTATATAGAGGGGGTCGTTCTAGCCGGGTAAAACGATAGGGGGTGGGGGGTCTTTTACTTTTACATTGATTTGAGGATATGTGTGATTGGATGTGCAAAACACACAGC